GGACCCGGCCCCACTCTTTTTTGAAGGAAATGCGTTCTGAAATGAGCCATCTGTGCTGAATCCTCCACAAGACCTCGGCCCTGATGGTCTGCGCGCGTTCGATGTTGCGTCCGAGCAGGTCGCTGGTTTTCCTGATTCTGAGCGGTTTTTTGATGCTGTTTTGGCGTTTGCTCGGGCGATTGACATGCTCGAGTCGGTGCGTCGCGAGTGGGTTGATTATGGTCGCCCGTGGGTGACGACGAATCCGAATGGTGCGGAGGGTGTGCATCCGCTTGTGAAGCTGATTCGTGATCTTGAGGCGGATGCTCATCGTGCGCGTAAGGCGTTGAAGTTGGAGCCGGATGCGATCAAGCGTGCTGGCCCTGGTCGTCCGCCTGGTTCGTCATCGTCGCCTGATCGGAAGGCGCCGCCGCCGGTTGTGAAGTTGGCGAAGCCGTCGTGATGCGTTGGGAGGGGTATGCGGTTGGTTCGCGTGTTGAGCATTTTGCGTGGTGGTGTGAGAACTATTTGGTGCAGAGCATCGATCAGTTCGCGGGGAAGCCTCTGATCCTTGAGCCGTGGCAGCTCGAGTTCATGGGCGAGGCGCTTGCGACGGATGATCCTGACGGTCTTGTGCCAGCGCACGCGAGCATTGTGATGATTTGCAGTCGCAAGAATGGCAAGACTTCGATGCTGGCGGCGTATGCGTTGTATCGATTCTTCAATGATCAGACGAGTCCGGAGATCCTGCTTGCGGCGGCGAGTGATAAGCAGGCTGGCCGGTTGTTTGATGCGTGTGTGGCTTTCATTCGTAAGAATCCCGAGCTGATGGAGATGGTGCAACTTCGCGAGTACGTTGGCGAGATTGCTCGAGCGGATGGTGGCGGGAAGATTGTTCGCATGGCGAATAGTGGCGATAACCTGGCTGGTTGGAATCCGAGTCTGGTTATTGCGGACGAGCTTGCTTCGTGGACGAAGCCGAGTCAGCGGAAGGCGTGGGCGCAGCTCACGACGGCTGGCGCTGCGCGGAAGAACACTCAGGTCTTTACGATCACGACCGCCGGCGATGCGAATGATCGAGAGTCGGGAATTCTTGGCAGGATGCTGGATCGGAACGAGGCGATCGGTGATCTTGAGAAGCATCCAGGCTTGACGATCAGTCGCAACACGGATGCCTCGACGCTGATCTATAACTACAGCGCACCGACGAAAGATCCCGCTGATGTTGCTTCGATGAAGCTCGCGAATCCTGCTTCGTGGGTTACGGAGGAGTTTCTCGCGCGGCAGGCTGCGAACCCGGAACTATCCTCGAGTGAGGTTCTTCAGTTGCATGGGTGTGTGTGGGTTGCGGGTGCGAATGCGTGGATTCCGGCGGATTGGTGGAATAACGCGATTGATCGCGACGCGGTGATTGAGCCTGGAGCGCGGATCAGTATCGGTATTGATGTTGGCATCGTGCATGATTCGACGGCGCTGGTGATGGCGCATAAGCGTGACGATGACAAGCTCGTGCTTGAGGCGAAGATTTGGACGCCATCGCCTGGACGGAATGTCGATCTGGCAGAGGTCGAGGAGTATATCCGGTGGATCGCTTCGGAGTACGAGCTCGCTGGTTGTTTCTACGATCCGCGTTTCTTTGAGCGATCCGCGCAGACGCTCGATAATGAGGGTCTGATTATGGTGACGATGCCGCAGAACAGCGCGACGATGGCAGACGCTTATCAGACGTTCTACGCGATGATGGGTGAGGATCAGATCCGGCACGCGGGTGATGATGCTGAGTTTGCTAGTCATGTTTTGCATACGGCGGCGCAGATGACGGATCGGGGTTGGAAGATCAGTAAGATGCGGCAGCGGCAGCGGATCGATGCTCTTGTGGCTTCGGTGATGGCAGCGTATGGTGCGGTTATTCAGTCTGAGGAGGCGATCATGCCGGGGTTCTTTAGTGTCTAAATGGGCGGCTACAATACTCGTAATGGAATTCATTGGCGCGCTGATGGTCAGCGTGGGCGCGGGGCTTGTGTTCGCGCCGGCTGGCCTGATCGTGTTCGGTGTGTTTCTCCTAGTGTTCGCGATCGCCGCCGAGAGGTCTAGTGCTTAGTCGTATCTTCAATCCAGCGCAAGGCTCGAGTGAGGAGCGCGCGATTAGTTTCCAGAGCCTGTGGGGTGCTGGGGATGATTTGATCCTGACGACGCCGGCTGGCGTGACGATGAATCAGGACGAGTCGCTCAAGCTTGGCGTGGTGTATGCGTGCGTCCGTCTGATTGCGGATAGCATCTCGACGCTGCCGGTGGACTCGTATATTCGTCGTGATGGGACGCGGACGCCGTATCGTCCCCGCCCAGCGTGGCTTGACTTGCCCGAGGTTGGCGTGTCCAGGACGGAGCATTTCCAGCAGGTGCTGGTATCGCTCTTGATCAATGGCAATTCGTTTACGCGGATTCTGCGTGACGATCAGGGCGTCGCCGGGTTGGCTGTGTTGAATCCTCGAGCGGTTGAGATTCGCTTGAATAAGGTGACGCGCCGTCCCGAGTACGTCATCGGCAATGGTCGCGAAGTCGTCGCCTATGAGGACATGATCCATATCACCGAGCTGCGAATGCCAGGCGAGCTGCGTGGTCGTAGCCGCATCGATCTCGTAAAGGATACGCTCGGACTCGCTAAGGCGCTCGATGCGTTTGCCCAGCTCTTCTTCGGTCAGGGATCGACCGTTGGTGGTCTGATTGAGTATCCGGGGAATCTGACGCGCGAGCAGGCGAAGGATCTTGCCGACTCGTTTGAGCAGCAGCATCGTTCGGTGCGGCGTTCGCATCGGCCGGGTGTGTTGTTTGGTGGTGCGAAGTTTACGAAGACGAGCGTGGAGCCGAATGAGGCGCAGATGCTCGAATCGCGGCAGTTCGCGGTTGAGGAGATCGCGCGCACGTTCCGGTGTCCGCCTTCAATGATTGGTGTCACGACGCCTGGCGCAATGAGTTACGCGAGCGTGGAGCAGAATGGCATTCAGTTTGTGACGCATACGCTCCGCCCGTACATCGTCAAGATTGAGGATTCGTATTCGCGGCTCCTGCCCGGTGTCGCGTTCCTCTCCTTCAACGTGAATGGCTTGCTGCGTGGCGATACGGCTAGCCGGTACGCAGCATTCTCAACGGGCCTACAGGCTGGCTTCTTCTCTGTGAATGATGTGCGTCGGTATGAGGATCTGCCGCCGGTTGAGGGTGGCGATGTGAATCGCGTTCCGCTTGCGAATGTTGATCTTGCCGCGTCGAACCTTACCGAGCTGAACACTAAGAGTCTGATCGCGCAGCGCCTGATCAATTCGGGTTTTGATCCGAATGCCGTGCTTGAGGCGCTTGGCTTGCCGAGTGTTCCGCATACGGGCGTGCCTTCCGTGCAGTTGCAGGGCATCGCTCAGATTGATCCTGAGAATCCTGCGGCGGCGTATCAGGTGGATGAGGCGTGAGTCTTGTCACTCGTCAGGTGACGCTAGGTACCGCCGCCACCGAACTTGCTGGGCCTGATGTCATGGCGCAGTTCGTGACGGTGCATAATGATTCGTCGGCGCAACAGGTGTATGTGGGCGGCCCGACGGTGACGCTCAGTAATGGGTTTCACATTGATGGCAAGGATGAGCACACGTTTACGCTCTACCCTGGCGATGCACTCTTCGGGGTTGCTTCGCATTCGGATACTGTCAGCATCATTATCCAGAAGCAGAGGTAAGAGTGCCTTACTTCATTACAGATAGGCAGCCTGATTGCTCGGGGTGGGCGACGGTCAAGGAAGAGGATGACGAGCTCGTGACGATTGGGTGTCACGAGTCGAAGCAGGACGCTATTGATCAGATGATCGCTGTGTCGCTTGCGGAGGATATGGAGCCGGGTGGTGAGCGGAACCTTGACGGCCCTGATGCGATCGTCGTTAACATTGACGAGACGCTGTTTCGCGCTGATGGTTCTCCGATTGAGAATGTCGTGCGCTTTGTGGATGAGTATGAGGGCGAGGTGCTTATCGTTACGGCTCGTCGCGAGCGGCGCCGCGAAGAGACGATCGCCCAGCTCGAGGCTGTCGACATTGATCCCGAGTATCTCTACATGCGTGATTCGGCAATGCCAGAGGTCGCGTATAAGAGCGAGATGGTGAAGGATCTTCTGGATGTTTGGAATATCGAGCTTGCGATCGAGAATAATCCTGACGTTCGCGCGGAGTATGCGCGGCTTGGCATTACGACGCTGGAGCCTGGAGCGGTTGATCCTGCCGAGTTGCCGGAGATGGTGGAGCGTTCTGAGGAGCGCGCCGTTGATCTGACGCTGCCCGAGTACATTCGCGATGCGGCTGCTCGTGGTCTCGAGTATTACGAGGCTGGGCGTGGCGGCGATGGGTTGGTGGAGCGAACGATTCGTGAGGCTCGTCTGATGGCTGAGGGTCAGATCAGCGAGGATAAGGTGGTGCGTGTATCCGCGTGGGCTGCTCGTCACATGGTTGATCTGGAGGCAGAGCAGAATACGAATCCAGAGCTTGAGGAGTTTCCGGGTGCTGGCGCTGTCGCTTTCTATCTTTGGGGGATTGATCCTGTGCGTCCTGATGCTGCTATTGCGTGGTTTGATGCGAAGGCGGAGGAGATTCGGAATGAGGATCTTGTCCGTGCTCGCGT